ATGGAGAAATCATGGGGCGGGCCGGATGACGAGTACACATCGGACGTATGCCGACGGAACATGGGTGAAGGGTGGGTCCCGGCAGACGCTGCGTTTTCAAGCGGTGATCAGAACCCGCCAGCGCATCCTGGTTGCCGACACCACAGCAAATATAGAGTAGCGAGGGAGGCGTAATGCCGTGGAAAGCGGAAGACGTAGAAGCCCATATGAAGGGGCTGTCTGCAGACGAGAAGGGTACATGGGTTGAAGTAGCGAACAAGGCGCTCGCTGCTTGTGAAAAGGCGGGGAACGAGGATTGCGATGCTTCGGCGATCAAACAGGCGAACGCTGTGGTTGGCAAAGTTCGCGAGGCACTGACGCCTGAAGAGGAGACCTTCGTGGAAGCCGCATCGCTCAAGGTGCTGGTGGGTCGCGTTATGAAGTACGTCGGGGCTCTCGGTAGTCATGCCAAGATCTCGAAGGGGATGCGGAAACGACTCTCCAATCTACAGGATGCCCTCACGCAAGAGCACGCGGATGAAGCGATTGCGATCGAATCTGACAGCAGATCCTCGGCGAATGACGTGACGGTATTCACGGAGGACGGGGAATTAGTGGGGGTGGAAGATGGGTAGATTGATCGGCGAGGATGGTATTGCACATGTACGGTTGATCGAGCCAGGGCAAGGCAGTTCGGCGTATTACGAGAAAGCGCAACTGGAGAGGGACGCAGCGGCGTTCACGGGCGGGCTTGTATTCATCGATCATCCAGACAAGCAAGAGCAGCGGAACAGGCCGGAGCGATCCCTCCGGGATCTAGTCGGGCCAATCGTCGGTACTCCGAGATACGAAGAGCATGGCAAGGTCGGCCCTGGCTTGTACGGCAGCGTGAAAGTGGCGCGGCACTGGCGGCCGTTCATTGAGGATCTCGGGCCGGATATCGGCGTGTCGATCAAGGCTACGGGGAAGATAGCCGAGAAGAAGATTGGCGGGAAACGGGTTATGGTTGCCGAGAAGTTCAATCCGGGCGCGGGGTTTGACTTTGTGACACAGGCGGGGCGGGGCGGCAAATTGGTGCCATTGTATGAGGCGGCGCGGAAAGAAGCGGACGCGGCGGTAAGTGATTGGATGGATCACGCGGATTTCACGGAGATGTCACCGGAGAGATCGAAAGAAGAGCGGTTTATCGATTATCTAGAACACGGACAGGAGGGAACGATGCCGGACAGGGAAGTACAAGCACAGTTGACAGAAGCCCAAGGGCAGGTTGTGACGCTGACGACAGAGCGTGACAAGCTGCTCGAAGAGAGTAGGAAGATGGCCGAAGCAATCGCGTTGCGAGATGCGCGGGACAAGATCACCGAAGCGGTGAACGACAAGAAGAATGAGAAGATGCCCGATGTAACCAAGACTCGCCTCATCGAATCGCTTACGAAGAGCGCACCGATGAAGGACGGCAAGCTCGATGAAGATTCATTGTCGAATCTGATCGAAGCTGGGATCAAAACCGAGATGGAGTACATCGAGAGCTTGAGTCCTGTCAAACCAGGTGTGCGTGGCATGGGTGAGGGCGGATCGGATGAGCACGAAGAGGGCCACAATCGGCTCATGGAATCGAAGACGCAGGAATACCTGCGGGCTGGAAAGAGCAAGGAAGATGCAGAGCGGATGGCTCAGATCTTCTGCGAGGGGAGGTAGACGATGCCTACCACAGACATCTATGTAAACACTGGACAGTCGGCAGGCGAGGAATGTAGCTCGACGGGAGAGGGTCGCCACGTCACGTTTGAGGAGTCGGTGCTTACGCATCCGAGTCATACAGATGGATTCGTAGACGGCGGTGACCCGTGCGTTGTTGGTGATTTGGTCGGTGTTGCGTTCAAAGGCGCTTCTGCTGCAACGGATCTGATCGCGTTGGATACGGAAGGGATTTGGTGGCTGAACGTTGTCGGCTCGGATGATCTTGGCAACAGTGCCGTTGCTCGTGGCGATAGAATCTACATCAATCGGACCACTTGCGTGCTGAGCAAGATTTCTAGTTCCGCAACCAATATGCCGTTCGGCATTGCGTTGGGGGTTGTCGGGTCTGGATCTACGGCTGTATGCGCTGTTAAGGTGCATCAGGATCCGACCGAACCCGAGATCGATGCTGCGTATCTCGTGGTCAGCAAGGGCGGGAATGACACCTACGGTAACGGGTCTTGGGGGTCGCCGCTACTGACGGTCCAGGCGGCGCTTGATCTCTGCACGGCGACTCGCAAGGTCATCTACGTGTTGGATGGCAACTACGATGAGGCGCTGACATGGCCGACGATCTCCGGGGTGAAGCTCATTGGGATGAATCGCGAGTGGGGCGTCGTGTTGTCAGATAGCGGAGAGGATGACGCCGTTGTCACGATGACGCCTGGAGCACAGAGTTCGACGTTTGAGGCGTGGATCGAAAACATCTACATCGATCACGACAACAGCGGCCAGGACGGAATCGCAATCGATAACACGGCGATGACCAAGAAGCTCAATCTCTACCTCCGAGACGTTGGTGGGGATGGAGATGCTTCGGATCGATTCATCGTTACAACTCAGGGCGATACCGACAACGCAATCCGGATCTATTGGGAGGGCAACAACGGCGGCGTGGAAGGTACGATTTACCTGGATGCAGGCAATGACGGAGACCGGTTCTACGCGACGAACGTTGTACTGAATGGCGGGCTGTCTACTGCGGCGGATGCCGTGGCGTTCGATCTGCGGTTTATCAACTGCACGATCCTGCATGAGGGGATCACCGGCGGGAACGCGGCTCAGACGATTTCGGCTTGCGGGTGTTTCTCGCTGACGGGCGGCACATACGCTGCGTTGGATACGGCAGACCTTGCGGGTTCGCACACAGAGACGGTTATCGTCCCGTAGACATGTCTGCGAAGGAGAAGCTCGCTCATAGGTCAAACGTTATCCGTGCGAATCTCGGGGCGTTGGCCTATGAGCGGCGGGAGTTACAGATCAAGATCGAACGTATAGATGAGCAGGTGGCTCAGATGGAGGCTCAATACGTCTTAATCGAGGAGACGATCAAGGATCTGAACCTTGACGAGGCTGCGGAAAGCGAGCGGAGGTTGAAGGAAAAGCATGACCTCAAAGAAGCGCGGTCCGAGCGAGCGAAAGCCGCAGAGAAAAAAAGGAAGAGGACGAAAGCCGCATAAGCGCCGGAGGCGCGATACGGAGCATCGTCCGAACGAGGAAAGGTGAGATAATGCCTGACATTCAGACGGTAGATTTTACAGAGACGTTTGCAGAGGCGGGATTGGATTGGCAGGGGTGGAACCCGGTCAACAACCGAAGATTTACAGAAGCTCAGATCGCGGCGGGGCTTGACCTGATCAACAACAGGCCGTACCTGCGGCCGCATCGGCACGAATTCAGATTGTGGGAAGCGGTCACGACAACGGATTTCCCGTATCTGTTTGGGACAATCGTAGAGCGTGAATTGATGGCCCAGTACGGGATTGTGCAGCCTGACTTCGAGGCGTACACGAAGATCGGCACTGTGCCGAATTTTAACCAGCATACACGACACCGACGGAATGGCGGACGTGGTGTTCTGCGCGAAGTGACCGAGAAGGGTGAATACCTCGTTACACCGTCGTCTGATACGCAGTATACGCGGCAAGTGCGCAAGCTCGGCGAGCAGTTTGATATCTCATGGGAAGCGCTGATCAACGATGGCATGGGCGCATTTGCGGACATCCCAGAGGACTACGCGAAGATGGCAGTCAACACCGAACATGCAGAAGTCACTGGTCTGATTGCTGATGCGACGGGGCCGGATGTGCTGTTGTTCGGTGCTCCGATTGCAGATGTTGACGGTGTGAATGTCACGAACCTTGGCACGTTGCCAGCATCGATCGCAAACATTCAGACAACCGCCGGACTCATGGCGGCCCAGACAGATGTCAATGGGCGGCCTCTTTCGATTCGCGGTATCCACATTGTCGTACCGCCAGCTATGGAGTGGGATATGAGGGCATACATGACTTCGGCTCTGAAGCAGTGGACCGAGGTCGGCGCAGGCGGCGGTGTTCCCGTTCCGACAACGAATATCATCCCGCAAATGGGGTTCCAGCTCCATGTTGATCCTTGGTTGCCCCAGATTGATGTGAGTGGCAACGTCAACACTACATGGTATATGTTCGCAGACACCGGATTTGGTTATGCGATTGGTCTTGATCGGCTTCGCGGACACGAAGGCCCGGAGATCTGCATGAAGGCGTCGAACAAGGTAAGCACAACCGGCGCACCAATCTCTCCGTTTGACGGAGACTTCGAGAGCGACAACGTGTTCTATCGCGTCCGACTGTGTATCGGTGGTAACTACCTCGATCCGCGTTGCGCCTACGCGCAGACGGGTACTGGCTAGGAGGATCTATAAGGGGTAGCGATGGTCGACAAAGACAGGTGCATGTTGGGGGATGAGCTAGCAGAGGGGCGAGCTAGCGCAATTGCTATCCATGTTCTCGGCTATCTGCCATTCATCCACTTAGAGTGGCAAAAGATGGTAGAGATCGTTGAATACATTGCAGCGGAACTGAAAGTAGTTGCTGAATGTGGATACGACGACCCACGCGATTGCGTTTCACCTGATTGCAGGGAGATGCAGCGCGAAGATATAGCGAAAGTTCTTCCTGGTCTAGTGTCGTGGGAAGATCTGAAGGCGTCTAGCGATCGTGTCTTCAAGGCTATTGGGGACGGCATATACAGCGAAGTGGAATAAGAAGGGGTAGCGATGGCCTTCACTTATGACCTGACGACTGATCGCGGCAAAGTGAGATTGATAATCGATGACACTGATGAATCGTACGAATTCTACAGTGACGAGAAGATCGACGCATTTCTCACCCTGGCCGGGGATCTTGATGGCGACACGATCCGTCACGCATCTGCACAGGCATTGGACACATGGGCAACCAACCAGGCACTTGTGCTAAAAAGGTGGGACTACTGGATGTCAAGACGGACGGCCCAGCGGTCGCAAAGGCGATGCGTGAGCACGCGGCATTGCTGCGAGAACAAGCATACATGTCATCGACTGACGCCGGTTTCGAGATCGCAGAGATGGCCCTTGGGCATTTCTCATGGGTCGAGCAAGTCACAAACGAGGCGATTGAGAGCCTATGACGCGAGCAATCTTCGACCCCCGGATGATGGCAACGTTATCGGACTACTTTCCGAGTCTGTGCACGATTCAGACAAACGAGGGAGTGGAAGACGACTACGGTCAGATCGTGGACGATTGGCAGGATCTAGCCAATCATGTGGATATCCCGTGTGCCCACGGGCCGAACAAAGGGGTTGAAGTCAAGCAACCGGATCAGACATACGTGGTATCTAACTACACGCTATCTCTTATGGGCTACTACCCGACGATCACGGAGGTGATGAGAGCTGTAGTAGACGGCGTGGCGTATGAGATTCTTCTCGCTCAATCGTCATCGCACGGCGTCACAACGCGAATCTTGACAAGGACGGTGACATGACAAGAGACAACAAACAGACGTTCGACGTCGGCTCTGCAACGATTGCCTCTGCGGGCACGGCTCAACAGCTAACTGCGCAGAGAGTTCCGCAAGGGCACTGGCTGATCGTCCATGCGCATCCAGGCAACTCGGGCAACAACGGCGGCTATCTGTACATCGGCAAGACCCAGGCCATTGCAGAGGCGCACCTATTTACGCTTGACGCGGGCGACAGCGTGAGGCTCGCAATAGACAACGTAAGTGACGTGTGGGTGGACGCAAGTGATAACGGCCTCATTGTCGAGTGGTTGACTGAAACAGCAAACGCAGACGTGTAGGCGGTTGATATGTCCGGCTTGAACCGGGCGTTCATCTAACCGCATAGGAGCGGCATGATCGAGTTGAAGCTTGACGGAGCCGAGGAATTGCAGCGGAAGTTCAAAGAGTTGTCACTGGACTTCGAGAAGACAATGGCCGGTGCGCTCGTTGCTGGAGGCTTTGTCGTATCGAATGATGCGAAAGATCGCTGCAGATACCTAACCGGAAACGCGAGACGATCGATCCATATCGGATATGAAGGCGCAGACGTTACACCGATCCAGCCAGAGGGAGACGGCACTACACCACGTGCTATGCCGGTTGTCCCTGGCATGGTGATGCGGATTGCGGATGATCTCGGGAAAGGCGAGCGTGTCGAACTACTGATCGGCACGAACGTGTGGTACACCTGGCAGCTTGAGTTTGTCCACGGACACCCGTTCCTCCGTCCGGCGCTCGATGAAAACCGGCAGGAAGTACACGCAGAGATTCGGCGTGCGTTGCAACAAGTGATACGAAAGGCTCAAAGTGGCTGACGTTGGGGTAGCACTACAGACGATCTTGCGGGCTGACGTAGACGTAGCGGCACTAGTCGGAACGCGGGTCTATGCGTTTCCGCTCAGACAGAATCCTGTATTGCCGGATATCACATACCAGCGGGTAAGCGGTCCGCGAGATGCTGTCTTGGGTGTCGGCAAGCCACGCTACCAGTTCACGGCGTGGTCAGATAGTTACGGTGAGGCTAGAGAAGTAGCGCAGGCTGTAGACGATTGCTTGCAACGGTACAAGGGAACCTCGGAGGGAGTGCTGATCATCTCCGCGATTGTGGTGAATGACGTAGATATCTACGATCCGGAGACCGGGCGGCATACCTGTTCGATCGACGTGATGATTAAATACTGGGAGGATTGAGATGGCACATAAGCAGCAAACGACAGTACAAGAATCGACGGCGGTAAAGTGGGGATCGTGCCTGATGGAGGTCGGTGAAACGGTTGGCACATTGGTCAACGTCGGGGCGCTTCGTGACGTGGTTTGGGAAGAGACGTTCGACAAGGTGTTTGTTCCAACAGACAACGCGGGCGATCTGCAAAGAGGTATCCGGAATCATCGATGCGCAATATCTGGGACGTGGATGGAGATCAACTGGGATAATCTGGCTAAGGTCTACGCTGGAATCCATACGGTGACTGCGGCGGATACGACTCCAGTTGCGATCACTGATGAGGCCGTAGTTCTTGCAGACTATGACATGACGCGTTTTGCGTACAAGAACGGCGATGGATCGGAAGTAGCAAGCATCTCTGTTGACGATGCAGCGGCGGCTACAGTCACGTACATCCGAGATTGTGACTACGTTGTTGTCACAGATGCTCAGGGCTGGACCGGGATTGCGGCAGCGTACCCGACTGTTATTGAAGCCGATTCGGCAGTGATCGCGGTAGAGAACACGAGCGAGTACGTGCTTAGCGCCGGGGCCTACGATCAACTCCCTGCAGTGGGGGATCACATTTACGTGACAGGATTCACTGAGAGCGCAAACAACGGAGTCAAGACGGTGACCGCTGCAGAGGCCGCGAAGATCACTGTCTCGGATACGCTTGTCAATGAGGTCGAAGGCGACACGATCAATATCGTCCGTGGTGCGAATCTAAGCGGGACCGTATATGTGAACTACACCTACACGCCGCTTGCGAGCAGGACGTACAAGGGCGGCGGGCTGACTGAGTTCACGCCGCAGATCGTCCGTATCACCAACTCGGATGCGAGTTCCCCGGCCAAGACGCTCCAATGTACGATTTGGGAAGCGACGCCGGATAGCGGGATCAAAATCGAATTCCAGAGTGACGATGCTGAGGATCCGGCAGGTGTTCCTATCCGGATGGAAGGTCGGCTCGACACAACGAAGACGAGCGGCGAACAGCTGTTCGAGATCATCGATACTCAGCAACAGCATAGGGAG